GCAAAATAAGCCAGTCTATCGATCCACGGCGGGCAACTTGTTGACCACCAATAGCGCACAGTTCGCGGGCTCACGCCGCAATATTTCGCCGCTTCATCATAGTTTATTCCGTCGGTGCCATTGGTGAACATGGCTACAAACCATTTGCGGGTACTGGTTTTCATCGGGTTAAATTCCTTCTTATTAGATTTATTCGTCATAACAAAGCCCTCTAATAATGCAAATCAGTAATAAGCGCACAACTACTTAAAACGTGACAAAAAAGGGCTTTGGAATGACTTCAAACGCTAACAACCCGAAATACTAACTTATCCCATTTGGCAATATCTGCAACTGCGTACAATGTATAGAGGGTTAAACACCTCTAAACATTCGGCTTTTATATTGCAGGCCGCACAGCGTAAGGGCTGGACGGCATTTTGAGGGCGGGTTGTTGCGTGGCCGATTTTGCCACTTGCTAAACACAAAATAGTGTTATAGGTCTGCGCCTTCACAGTAGGCGAGCGCGTCTAAAATCTTCTGTAATGCGGCCTTTGCGGCTGGGTCTTTTTGCCTCCAAATCACTGAATGCAATAATAAAACGCCTAAGTGAATGTCGAGAGCGTCGGCAAATTTAATTAAAACGTTATCATCTGGAAAACTTCTGTTAGTCCTCCAATTTGATATTCCAGTCTGTGAAAAACCAAATCTTTTCATCACTTGATAGTCAGAAGTCAGGCCGTACACGGCTCTGATGAGGTCGAGTAAGTCAGATGGTTGCATTTTTCTGTGTCCTTTTGGTGTCCTACATCAAGTCTAGTGGTTGCACCATAGCTATGCAAAGCGCGTTAAGCGTGAGTTGTAAACGTTAGGCTTGAGTCGTATCGTTTGTTCGTCCTTGTGTTGGGCGCTGGTTGCAGGATGTGACCAGTTAGCCCAAATCCCAAACAAGGCAACACACAGGAGCAGACAAGATGACCAGTTACAAGAAAGTACCCAATTCAAATATTGAAGTCCCCGTATGGATGGACGCCACCGCGTTAACTAAGCCAATCAGTACCGCTTTGCGTCAACGCAATGCCGAAATTATCCGCCGCCTGAAAGTTAAGTTTTTCGGGGGTGCAAGATGAAAACCGTTGCCATTAAAGTTAAAACGCCACGCGGCGAGCGCTATTTTTGCAGAATCGGCAAGGGCTGGAGAATTCAAACCGCTTGGTCTTTAGCTGGTGCCTCACTGTTTTTGTTTGGCACTGATGAACTGAAAAAAGTTGCCCACACGCTGAGAGCAAAAAACAAACAGTTTGAAGTTGTTGAGATTGCGGAGTTTGTTGGGGGTGCAAGATGATTACCATCACAATGACACCAACGCTAAGGGCTATCTGTGCTCACGCTAATACGTTAGAAATTGATGCGCCAAGTGATGAAGAATTTAACGAGCTTAAGGCTGATTTGTTCGCAGCTCATGCGCATATTCAACACCTTCACTGCATGATATTGGGATCGGATAATCCTTCCCCTTTGGGGTTGCTGTGTGCAGTTATAAATTGGGAGGACGACCAATGTCCATTCTAGTTGCATCGTTTGAAGGTGTTCAGCGCCTAAACCCTAACCCTAAATGGTCGCATGTCCCGTTTTTCCTGTCGCAATGTGAAAAATACATTGAAATGTCAGAGCGCTATATTTTGCGCGGCCATGTCAAATTAGCCGTCCAAGCATTTGATTGTGCACAGGGATATTTAAGCCTTGCCAAAGATGCAGAGCTTAGGGGGCAGTCATGCAATTAACCGCCTACGCTCAGAGCCTTGTTGATTACGTCAACACACATACACGTTATGGCGAAATCGGTAGCCACATGTTTCTTGATTCATGCTTAGCGCCAAACTGGCGGCAGATGCAAGCGCAGCCAGATGCGCCCGTTGTCGGTACTTGGGACGGGGTAGAAGATGATGACGAATAGCGCCGACTTGCCACAGAATCAGACCAAAACCCTACAACAGAGGAGTGATCTATTATGGACAACCGCTAAACCGATAAAGGGGGCGCGGGTGCCCGTTTCCAGTGTTGAGATAACAGAGGAAACGCCGCCGCTCACCTTCGAGCCGCAAGACCTAACCGCCCCAAGGGGCGGTATTTTTGTATCTGAATTTGAGCAAGCCGCAGCCGATAAGTTAAAGCTGGATTTAATGCGTCGCAATGCCAGCTTTTTTGCTGAAATGGCACTGAAAAACCCAAGCCCCGCAGGGCGGCCAACGGCCGAGAAAGCTAGGCTAGTCAAGGATTGCAAAAGTCCGACACGCCACACGGTAGCCACGACAAACGCCCGTAAACAAGCCCGCATTGGCCGCTATCTTGAACATTTACGCGCCAAGGATAGCGAGGCTCACGGCAGTGTTGCCGCCTCGCTTGGCGTGAATCTCGAAGCCTCAGAGCGTTTTATTATTCGCGACATTTACGAAAAAGCGCCCGATACCGTTGCCCATGTGCCTAAAGTCGGTCGGGTAAATCTGGAAACGGGCGAAATATTGCCGCCGATGGACAATAGCACTCGCCAAGATAAAAGCGGGGTGGTGATCTGCAAGACGCCAGTCGTTAGAGTTTCCCATAGGGCATGGTCTAACGAATACCGGTTAAGAGTTCAAGCCGACATGCCGCCAAGCGACGCGCCGCCGCAACAGTCTGGCGATAGAGTCACCAGCGATTTAAGCAGTCGCGGAGCCCGCAATATTTTAGACGCTGGCGCTTATATGGCCGCTGTCAAAGGCGGGTTTACCACGTTCTTAACCCTGACTTTCAATAGCGAAGCCCGCGAGCGGATCATTAGCGGTGACTCGACTATTGGCGCTGAGTGTTCGCGCTTCTTTGATGCCGCCAGCAAAATGTATCAGCGCGGTTGGTCAGCCGATGGGGCGATCCTAAAAACAGAAAACGGCTTTGATTGCATTGGCGCGACGGATTTTGTCGAGCCGATGGGCGATAAGCTGGATTATTTATGGGTAGCCGAAGCGCCAAAGAACAAACAGGGCGAAGTTAACCCGCATTGCCATGTACTGTTGCGCTGGCAGGTTGAGCCGTATTTGTTCCATGACTGGGCAAAGCGTATAGAAAATTTATGGGGGCAAGGCTTTGCCAACTTGCAGCGCATAAAAAGCGCCAATGCCGCAGGGGGCTATTTGCTCAAAGCCTTGGGCTATCTGACCAAAGGCGAAAAAGCCGACCAAGGCGAAATCAAAGGCAATCGTTATAACATTTCAAAAGGTGCCCGCGCTGAGCCGTGGGAAACCATTGCCAGCTATCACGCCGAACACATGGCCTCAATCATTGGCGAAATCAAATACAAGCTTGAAAACCGCGCCGCGCCAATCCGTAAAGAGATTGGCCGAGCCTATGGCGCACTCGAAAAGGCAATCCGCGATAAAGCCGTGATGCAAGCGCAAAAACGCGCCGATGCCCTCGCCAAAATCAATAAACGCATTGCCGAGCTTGAGCAAAAAATCAAAACCAGTAAAGCCGCGCTCAAAGCGGGCGAGGTTCGCGCCCAAGATTACCAACTCACGTTTAAAGGTGCCGAATCACTTGCCAAGTTTTTCAATTGGGCGATCGGTGCTCGCCAGTGGCAAGGCTTAAGCCGTGAAAGTGAATTTATCGAAAACCGTATCTGTAAGCGCCTTTGGACAAAAGGCATTAACGCCGCCCGCGCCACTTATAGCGCGGTGCGCAATCGCATTGCAGAAAAAGAGCGCCTTTGGTCGGCATGGCTGGCCGAGAAGTTAGCGCCAGAGAGTGATCGAGAACTAGAAATTTTAATCCACCAAAAAAACCTTAAGGAATATCACGAATGGCAATACAAAGCCTGTTAGAACAACACGCCGAAATAGGCGAGTTAATGACTCAATCAGAGAAAACAAAGTGGCCGCCCGATAGCTTGGCACTGGCAAAGCAAGCCGCCGTTAAAAGCCACGAATTAGCGGGCAAGCTGTTAGACATAGCCGCCGAATTTGATGCCCGTTTAGCTAAATTGGAGTCGGGTTTAAGTGATTAGCTTAGAAGAATTGTTAATCATTTCTTTAGACCTTGCAGCAGTGGTATTTGTATATTTTGGCAGTAAATATGATTAAACGATAAAGGGGTGAATGATGGGAAATCATGCAAGTAAACGAGCAGCCGCAGCAAGGCACAATGCCCGTTATGAACAACGCGACGCAGTGCGGCCAAACCTGACCAAAGCAAGCCGATTTGAAGGTAAAAATGTCGGAACCATTGGGCATGTTGACCACGGGGTTGGAAAAATACCAAAGCGTAGTGTTTGGCGATTCCTTCCAGCGATATTAGCGGGATTATTACCTAAATCACTTATCGGGAGATAACGACATGGCAGGTGAAATATTAGGGCACATTGAGTGCGACGGATGTGGGCAAAATGCGGGCATTAAAAAAATCAGCAATTCGCCATTACTGTATTTGCACTGTAAAAAATGCGGCATGGACAGGCGTAGCGGTGCCGCACTGCAAGCCAAGTGGCAAGCGGCCATTGATTCGCCGCAATCCTTAGACGGGGCGCAGGATGACGCCGTAAAAGATGACGGTAAAGACTGGGCACCAAGCCGCACCACTCACACCAACAAAACCGCCGAAAATTCGGAATTTATTCCCGCATCTGAGCTGGATGATGCCGAAAATCCCGAACCCATTACGGGGCGCAATATCTTAACAGGCGTCGCGGTTTTCCTAGGCTTTTTGGGAATGGCGCTGAAATCAATTAGAAGGTAAACAATCGCATGAAAACAAAACAAGTAGAAATCCCGCAATCCTTAGACACGGCGCAGGATGTAGCCATGCCAGAGGGCGGGAATATTCCCGAATGGAAACCAGAAATCAGCCCTGAATTGCTCGGCATGGATAACCAAGGCCAAGCCGAACAAGTGGACGATGACGGCACGAAGAAATTGCCAAAAACACAGGTTGAACAAGCCGAGATTTTAGCGACTGAGGTCGGCGGCGCACTTGCCATGATGTTGCAAGGTGCCACGGGTCGCGACTACGGCCTAAACGAGCAAAAAGTAAAAGAAGCGGCCAAAGGCGTTGCGCCTTGCTTGGTCAAATACGGTTACACCGACATGGGGCTATTGCTGAGTAAATGGGGCGTTGAAATTCAAGCCGCTATTAGCTTGGGCGGGCTGGCGTTCGGGATTTGGTCGGCGCACCGCAAATACAAAGCCGAAGATGAAGCCGCCGAGCTTGAAGCCACGGCAAAGCGTGAAGGGGTGGCAAGTGGCAATCAATCCGAATAACTCACTAAAGGCGCGTCATATTAGCTATTGCGGTGCCAGCGGCGCGGGTAAAACCGTTGCCGTTAAATGTCTGGCGTTAGTCGGTGATTGTGCCGCCTTGTTTGATCCTTACGGCGATTACAAACTCAGCCGCCTTAAAAAATTGTCTGGCTTAGGCAATGGCCGCATTGTTCACCATTACCACACGCGCCGAGGTTTTCTAAAAGCCTTTACCGAAGCATGGGCAAGCGGCAAAAAATTTGCCGTGGCCTATCAGCCGCAAATTGCCGAGGACAAGTTAAGGGCTGAGGCGATTTGGTTCGCCCAAGTCGTTTGGGCAGCCGCCGACGGCAAGCGGGAATTACACGCCGTTTTCGAGGAACTAGGCCGCTATGTTGAAAGTTCAGGGGCGGAGCGTTCCAAGATAGGCGAAATCGTGACAGGTGGCCGCAAGTTTGGACTGATCGGGCATTATGTATTTCAGCGCCCGAGTGAAGTACCAAAAACGATTTTGGGTAACTGTGCCGAGTACGTTGTTGGAGCTCAGCAAGCAATGATTGACGTGCGCCGCTGGGTCGATGAGTTGGACTGTTCAATAGATGAAATCGCCAGTTTAGACAGGCTTAACACCGACAGGCATAAACACTTCTTGCACAAAAAAGGCGGCATTCGCAACTATAAATTGATTGAAATTCGCTTTTAATGCGGGAATTTTCGGGAATATTCCCGCAATCCGTTTGAAATAGCGACAAACAAAGGGCTAAGGTTTGCCCTCGATACAGTTGTGAAACTGAATTAATCACCGCCGAGAGGCGCAACAGTCCCAAGGGGATCCAAATGAATATCAAAGAAATTGCAAAAATCGCAGCCGTGGTTATTGCCGTGGTCTATGCGTCAAACCGTGTTCCATCCGTCCGTCGAATGATTGGTTAAGGGGTAGAACATGCGCACAACAGTTAAATTGCCCTCGTTTTCTAACGTCGCCGCTGGCAATACTGCCACGCTTGAGCTTCCAATCGGCCGCACCTACGACAAAATCCACATTGCCTACACGGGTGTGACTTTGGCGCAGATGAAAAACATCCGTTTAGAAGTCAACGGCAAAGCGATCCTCGAATTCAAAAACGGTCAAGCCCTTGCCGACTACAACAAGTTTTACAAACGCAATACCGCAAACGGTATTTTAGATTTGCACTTTAAGCGCGACGAACTGAAAACATTGCTCGAAGCCCGCATGTTCGGCCTCGGCACTATGTCGGGCGCTTCGGGTGTTATTTCTAACGTAACACTGCGTATTGAAATTGATGCGGCAGCCGCAGCGCCAACGCTTGAAGGTTGGGCAATCCAATCGGATAAAGCCGAGATTGGTTACATCACTAAGGTGAAAAACTTCCCCGTTGCGCTTAACACTGGCGTAACTGAGATTGACAAAATCCCGCGCCCAGCGTCGGCAAGTATCGCCGCAATCCATATCGTAACAGCCGCAGTGATCACTAAAGTTGAGCTCGAAATGGATTCGTTAAAAGCCTTCGAAGGCGGTAAAACGTTAATCGAAAAAATCCAAGTTGACCACGGACGCAGCCCACAAGCGGGTCGTGTAACGCTCGATTTTGTGCTTGAAGGCGACATGCTCCAAGCCATTCCATTGGCGGGTCTGCAAGATTTGCGTATTCGTGTTTATACCGATGACGCAGCGGCGGCGACCGTAGTCGTTGAATACTTCGACGGCCTAGCGGGCATCTAAGGGGGCTGTATGGCTTTTGATTACCTCACAGGCTCTTTAGAAGATTTTTTAAAATCACCCACGGCGGCCACTGCTACGCAAGTGCCGACCGTTGCGGCTAATCCGTCAACAACGGGTTGGTTTGACAAGGTGAACAGCGGCTTAGGTAATGCGCTTGGCTTATACGCTCAGTATGAGCAAGTCCGCGCCTTTAAAAACGCCAACGGCACAGGCCAAAAAGAGCTACTCGAAACGGTTCAAACGCCTGCGCCAAATACCATGTATACCTACGCCAGCCCAAGCGAACAGCTTAAGCAAAAAATGGCGCAGGGTTTACAAGTCGGTACGGGCACACTGTTCGCCGTTGTTGGCGGCGTGGCGTTGCTGTACTGGTTAAGCCGTAGAAAATAGGGGGCGCTATGAATAAAGCGTTTTTTATGCAAGTTGCTGGCGCGGTAGTCGCTGGCCTGATTATTAACTACATCACCAACAAAAAAGCCGAGGTGAAGTAATGCCTCCAAGCGGCGGTGGTCTATCAAATTCCAGTGCAGCAAGTTCGGGCACTGGTGATCAGCTTAATAACGCCGCCTTTCAGGGCGGCAATGTGAACTTTGGCGCGGGAAGCGGCAGCGGGGCGAATCTATGGCTAATTCTGGGCGCGGCGGCGATTGCTGCTTACTTGCTACTGAAAAAGAAATAGAAGCCCTCGCATGGGAAAAATTAGCGCCCGCCTTGGGTGATGACTTGCGCACCATTATTAGCGAAGTCCACCAAGGCAAGGCGCAGTTAATCGCATGGGGAGATAACGAGTTCTTTACCGTGTTGCGTGGCGAAGTGGCCGCCAACGGTAAAGAGCTGGTTATTGTCGCGGCAGCGGGTAAAAACTCACTGCCACACCTCGACACAATTCACACACAAGCAAAGGCGCAGGGGTTCGCCAGCGTTCGATTACACACTCAGCGCCCCGAAGCCATGCTCCGAATGGGCAAGCGTTTTGGCTATCAAAAAGCCGAAACCATACTAAGGGCGGTCTTATAATGGGCTCAAGTTCTCGCAGCGCATCCAGCCAAACAACAAACAACACCTCGACCACGTTCGGTATTCAGGGCGCAAATAATGGCCTTGTGATTAATGGCAGTGGCAACACCATTACCGACGGCGGCGCATTTAAAATGGTCGGTGATTTTGTCGATACATTACCCATTTTTTTCAGCCAAGGCGCGGGCATGGTCAGCGACGGATTTAACGCCGTGACTGACGTTGCCATGATGGGCGAGCGGCAAAACGAAAGTTTCCTAAATGCAGCGGTTGATCTCTTTGGTGAAACCAATAGTGCTCAACAAGATATGTTCAGGGTAGGCGCTAACGCCTTAACAGAATTTGGCGACTTGCAATCACGCAGTTTTGAAACCTACACCAACGCCACCCGCGATAATCTCAGTGATTCGCTTAAGTTTGCCGACGGCGCAGTCGCTATCAACGCCGCCGTGTCGCAAGCCTCAATGGACAATTCAAAAAGCCTTGCTACAACCGTTGCCGATGCGCTCGCCAGAGCCAACGAAAACAACACCTATTTAGCGGGCACTGCCATGACCAACAGCGCCGACCTTGCCGAGTCTTTGACTAAAACCGCGCTCGACGCGGGCAACCAAGCCAACAAAGATGCGACGGGGCAACTTCAACGTGGTTTCGACTCAATGATGGGCTTTGCAGAGCAATTTAGCCGCAGCGACGGCGCGGCCTTAGCAGAATCAAACAATAAAACCATGTTGTATATGCTCGGCGGAACGGCATTAATCGCGGGCGCGGTACTGTTAGCGGGGCGCAAATAATGATTATTAATCAAACAATTAAAAACGGTTTTTCTGTTGTTTCAAAAACAGGGCGATATTTCCAACTAATAAGCGCAGGCGGCATTGTAAAAGTACGTTTAATGCTAAAAGGCTCAGTAGCGTTTGAGTCTGACATGTGGATTGGTATGAACCTTGATAAAAACATTGAATTTGATTCAGTTGAAATCAAGGGAGATGATGGGCCTATTCAATTTTGGGCGGGGAACGTGTCAATGCAACTTTTGCAGTTTGGCAACGATGCCGCCAAAGCTGTAAGGACTAGCCGTCTATTTGTATCAGGAATTAAACAAGTTACTAGCAGTGACTTGACTCGCAAAGAAATCAGAATAAGGGCATCAGCGCCAATCGCAATTGGTGGTGCTGGTATGGATGGGGACGGATGGACGGCAATGGCGGGTGAAGTGCTGACATTGCCTGTTGCTGGGGCGGTGTACGCAGAGGGCGAAAAGGCTAAGATTGCCCTAGGTAATGGCGCAGAGGCCGAAGCTCAAAATAGTTACGCACTGAGTACAGTGGTAGGAACTATGCCGAACACTGACTATGGACAATTAATGGTTAGCCACAACAACACCGCGCAACGTGTATTTGTATCAGGACAAACAGTACTTTATAGCGCAGATGGAGTGGCGTGGGTTGAACATACTGACTTTCAGCAAAGCGCCGATATACCGTCTTATTACGTCAGGAAAGCTGTTCAACACCCTGACGGAACTATGTTTATCTTTGAGCGGGCAATCTCTGGAAGCAATGTAAAAGTTTATCGTTCTAGTGATGGAGGTTTATCGTTTCAAACCCGTAAAAGCATCAGTGAAACAGAACAAAAGATATCTTCGGGCATTGGCAGTACAGCTTACTCAAGTGCAAAGCAAGATCCTTTGATAGTTGGCGAGTACATAACATGGTGTTGGTATAGTCATTACCTGATTTACAATTACATTAAAAATACATGGTTTTGCGTTGCCGCAGAAAATCAAGCTGTAGGCGCGGTGTTTGTAGCACTATCAAGTAAGTCGTGGATTAGAACAAGGCTTGTGAATACAAACACATATAGCCTACAAAAAACAGATGACGCTGGAAAAACATGGCGCACTGTTTACAACTCAGAGGCTAGTTTTGATGAAGGGGGAATATTAAACAGCTTAACAGTGGCGTTCGATGGTAAAAATTTTTATATGAAGCGCAAGAACGCAAATTATCCAATTATATCAACGGACGGCGGCGAAACTTGGACAAAATATGCTGCTAACATTGATTCAAGTTATAGCAAGTTTATAAGTGGGGATAAGGCTGTTTGGCTGTTACAGCAAGGCGGGGTTATTTATTATCTAGATATTACGGATAAAAGCTCAATTCAACACGGTGTAGAAGTTAGTTTGCCTAACAATACATACCCGACTGATTTTTGTATTGACCAATTTGGGCAAATTTACGTCCAAATGAATAATTACAATTACAGTTGGCAAATGGCGGTTGAAGGTGATTTGACACCGATAGTTGTCGAAGTCATGGAGTTATTAAGCTAATGCGCCCGCTAATCGTTATTACAGCGGGCGCGGCAATGGCAGCGGCGGGGTATTGGTGGCTGAAAAATTCACAAAGGCCATTTGTCCCTGTTGCGGTCAACTCCGCACCAACTCAAAACACCTCAATACCGGTTAACTCGGGCAGTTCGCCGAGTTACGCCGATTTAGGCTTCCTCGACATTTTCTCGACCGACAGCTTTGAGGACATTATTTTTAATAGGGTCAGCAATGCGCCCACGGTGCAAACGCCGTATTTGTATCCAGAGCCGCAAACGCCAGCGCCACGCACAGAGGTAGGCAATAGCATGTTACCACCCAAAGGTATTCGCAATAACAACCCGTTAAACGTCGAAAAGGGCGAAAACTGGCAGGGCATGACGGGCAATGACGGCCGTTTTGTTATCTTCCAAACGCCGTTTTATGGCATCCGAGCCGCCGCGCGTATTCTTAAAAATTACCGCGACAAATACGGCCTCAACACCGTAAACGGCATTATCAACCGATGGGCACCGCCAAGTGATAATAATCCCACACAACGATACGCTGATTTTGTGGCTAATAAAGCAGGGTTACAAGTTAACCAAGTTATTCCAGCCCAATATTACACGCGCGTAGTCTCAGCAATGATCCACTTCGAAAACGGGTATAACCCTTATGACCAAAGCACAATTAATACCGCAGTTGCCGCAGGGTTTGAATAACGGCCTAATCGCCGTCGCGGTGATTTATGGCGTTTACATGCTCAGCAAAATGTACTCGGCGGGTGACAAGCTGGCAGAACAAGCCACCGCGCCAATCGGCCAAGCGTGGTCTGACTTGGCCGCATGGACAAACGGCTATAAGCCCGTGGAGTTCAGCAACGCCGCATTTTACCTAAACAGCAAATACGTTGCCGACGATGGCAGCATTGATCCAACGTGGCGAGCCATTATGCAACGCAGCAACTCGGGCATAGCGGCGTTATTCGCCACCATAGCGCCGCAAGGCAAACTATTAAGTAAATACAATTACTTGATTAACGGCGAAGTCAGCGCCAAAACAGTCAAATAGGGGGCGGTATGGGCTGGATTTCATCACTATTTAGCTTTTTAACCAATCCAATTGCTGACCTGACAGGCGGCTATCGCGAACGAAAAAAGGTCGCGGCAGATATGGCGGCCGAAATTGCTAGGGCAGAAGGTAACCTAAAAATAGCTAGGTTCAACGCTCAAGCGGCGAGGGCAGAGCGCCAAGAACAAAACGACTCAGACTATGACCAAACAGTGCTGGCAAACCGTCGAGAAAGCCTAATGGATGAAATAATCATCGTCGTGTTTCTCGGTCTGTTTCTGGCGCATTTCGTGCCAATGTTGCAGCCATACATGGCGGGAGGCTGGGAGGCAATGGGGTATCATGGAGCGCCGTGGTACTTTGAATTTGTTATCGTAGGCATTTGCGTTAGTACCCTAGGTCTGATGCGGCTATTTAGGGCATTTTGGGGTAAGGAGAATAAAAAGTAATGGAGCAATTACTAACAACAGTGCTACAAAGCTGGGGCACTCCCGCGACAGGTGCGGCAATGGTGTTCTTGCTAGTACGTCTAAATAACACAGTAACAGCGCAAAAAGACGCCATGATAAAGCTCTTTCACGAACTGGATAAGCGTGTAACAGTCATCGAATCAAAGGGGAAATAACCATGTTCAGCGGCTTACCAAGTGATTTTAGTGTCGCGGTCAGAACGCCCGACGCCGTAGTCGTAAAAATCGAACCCAGTCAGGAACTGGTCTTTATTTTTGCCGCCGTGGTCATCGTGGCCGCCGCATGGGTTAAGCGTAAAATCTAAGTCAAAAATAACTTCCACACCCTGTGGAGGTGATATTTATCACCGCCAACCAAAGCCGATAACACCAAAATATCGGCTTTGTCGTTTCTACTTACTCCGTTTTAAGGTTCGCTTGGCCGAGGTCGCAAACTGCTTTTTAGGCGCAACAATAGGCGACTGCTTGAGCTTCGAAAGCGTACTAATAATCACGTCCAGTTCTTCACGTATCGCGGCGGCTTCCTCGTCATTGCGAAGGCTATCAACTTGCTCAGACAGCTTTTGCTTCTCAACACGGTCGAAGCGGTTAAACTGCTTATCAAAAAACACCATAAGCAACTGGCCGCCCGTAAACGAGTGATCCTTATAAGGCGTCAATAGTTTGCCGTCATGGCTAAAACTAAAACCTTTCCATTCTTTGGTATCGGGGATTGAGCGGCTGGCAAAATAAGCCAGTCTATCGATCCACGGCGGGCAACTTGTTGACCACCAATAGCGCACAGTTCGCGGGCTCACGCCGCAATATTTCGCCGCTTCATCATAGTTTATTCCGTCGGTGCCATTG